GCATATATCAATGTTCATGTAATGACTTCACAGAAAATTATGGAGGAACTGGATAAGGTATTCGGAGAAAACTTCTGCAGAAAGGTATTCCGGGAGAATTACGAACTGAATCCGGATTTTGTACCGGATGAAATTGCCCTTGCAGAACTGGTAGACAGCCTTGTGCCAATCATGGAAAAAGCATACGGAGAACGTATCAAGAGAACACAGAATAAATATAATGCTGGAAAACGTGGAAAGCATACCAAGACGAAGGATGAATTGATTCAGGAGTTTAAGGAAAGTAGACATGAATAATGTGTTACTGGACCCGTTACCAACAGAATGGAACGGATATCCTATAAATTATTGGTTCCAGATTGGAATACAGATATATCTTGTCTTTGAAGATGATGAACTGGAAGATTTTGAGAAGGCAGATGTCATTGCAAATCTTCTTTTTCCGGGTGAAGTTCCACCGAAAGAGCAGGTGCAGGAATGTTTGGAATGGTTCCTGAATGGCTGGTGTCATGATAGAAGTCCTAAGGAACGTGATAAAAGGCGGCTGATGGATTTTAATAATGACCAGTGGAGAATATATGCTGACTTCCGGCAGATATATGGTATCAATCTGAATGAAGCAGATCTGCATTGGTGGGAATTTATGGGAATGCTTTGGAATATGCCGCAACGACAATCCTCATTTTTACAGGTTGTGGATATTCGCCGGAAGAAACTGAAAAGCAAGATGTCCAAGGAAGAGCGAGAATCTATCCAAAATGCCCAGTACATTTATGGATTGGAAGAGAAAAAAGAAAAGAAGCGTGTTTATACAGATGCAGAAAAGCAAAAGATTGATGAAGTCGATGCACTGCGAGAGAAAATGAAATGTAAAAAAGAGGAAACCGATGAAGCACTGGATTTCTTCCGAGAGGGGTGATGCTGAAGCAGTAATTACGATGGTGAAATCAGGATAAATACAAAAATTGATACAAAAGATGCTACAAGCCAGTTGATGTCTTTGCAGAATCGCATGAATAAGACAGCACAAAAGATTGATGCAATCACTCAGAAGATGAAGAGTATGGAAGCACCGACTATAAAAACAGATTCCTTTAAGGCATTAGAAGCTGAACTTGAGAAAGCACAGTCCGAAATGCAGGCATTGATTGCGGAACAGAATCAATGGGAAGCTGCTGGAATCTCTTCTGGAAATGCATGGGATACTTTGAATAATAAGATTGCAGATGCAGAAGAAAAAGTGTTTGGTATATCCGCAAAGATGGATGAAATGAAGAATTCCGGTGATGCATTTACTAACTCTGTGAATACAGATGCTTATCAGAAATTACAGCAGGATCTTCAAAATGCTAATGCTGATATGGCTGTATTAAACAAAAAATCAGAGGAATTGGCTCTTAAGACAAAAGAAACAGGAAATGCGCCGGATGGACTGCTTGGAAAGTTAAAGCAGATGAAAGAAGTGCTTGGTGGTGTTGTCAGCAAAGTTAGTGATGGAGTAAAGAAAGGTGTAAATGGATTAAAGAAGATAAAGAATTCCATAGGCGGTGTACTTTCTAAATTAAAAAATTTACGTGCAGGAGCGAATAAAACTTCCAGTGGATTTTCTAATTTATTAAAAACCATGCGTCAGATGGTTCTTAGCATGGCCGTATTCCAGGCAATGTCAAAGGGTGTGGAATTCCTTAAGAGCGGGTTGCAGAATCTGGCAGTATATTCGAAAGAATACAATAAAAATATGTCTGCACTGGTATCCTCTACCGGAATGCTTAAGAACAGTCTGGCAGTAGCCTTTGCACCGATTATCAGTGCAGTTATTCCATATCTGGTAAAACTGATTGACTGGATAAGTGCGGCTGCTAATGCCGTATCAAGGTTCTTTGCAATCCTCGGTGGGAAAAAGACCTATACACAGGCAATTAAACAGAATAAGAATTATGCTGCATCTTTAAATAATGTAGGAAAATCTGCGGACAATGCAAAAGGAAGTCTTGCTGGGTTTGATGATTTGGATGTGTTACAGAAGAATGATGCATCTGGAAGTGGCGGCGGTTCTTCCTCCGGTGGAGCAGATGGAAGCGGATTTGAGCAGGCGGATGTTGGAGTAGTATCCGACTGGGCGGAGCAGTTCAAGAGTGCTGTTGATAGTGGTGACTGGTATGGTGTAGGTTCCCTTGTAGCACAGAAATTGAATGAAGCACTGTCAGCTATTGACTGGGGATTTATTCAGACACAGGCTGCTAATTTCGCAACTAACCTTGCAAATGGTCTGAATGGATTTGTATCTGGTCTGGACTGGAATCTTATTGGAACAACAATAGGTAATGGTCTTATGACGGGGTTGTTGTTTGCGTATACGTTTCTTACAACTTTTGATTTTGAAACATTTGGAACAAAAATTGCAGAAGGAATTGAGGGTGCTATAACACCGATGCTTTTTGTTACCTTTGGCATGACGTTGGCATCTGCACTTATGGCAGGCATAAATACGGCATATGGATTTGTAACATCATATGATTGGTCTGGTCTTGGCTCATCCATTGCAGCAGGCATTAGCACCTTCTTTAGTTCTGTGGACTGGGGAAAGCTAGGATTGACTGTTGGTGGTCTTATCCTGGGACTTTTGGATACTATTACAACAGCAATAGAGGAAACAGATTGGCAGCAGATAGGTGAAGATGTAGCTACCTTCCTTGGCTCGATTGATTGGGGTGGAATATTTTCAGCACTTGGTGAAGGTGTGATAGATGCTTTAGAAGGTATCTATGAGTTTCTTGTGGGAGTGACACAGAATGAAACCGCTGCAACTATTATAGAAGCAGTAGCAATTGCAATTGGAATCCTTGCCGGAATTGTTGTGACTTTAAATACAGTAATGGGTATTTATAATACAATAATGGGTATTGCAGATTTAGTAACAGCACCTTTAGCATTAACGATATTAATTGTTATTGCAGCAATCGCAGCATTTATAGCTATAGGAGTTCTTTTATATCAGAACTGGGATACCATAAAAGAAAAAGCTGTTGAAATCTGGGGGAAGATTAAAGAGTTCATCAGCAATGCAATAGAAAAGGTCAAAGAAGTAATTTCCAATGTAATTAATAAAATAAAAGAAACATGGAGCAATATCTGGGGAAAAATCAAGGATACTGCATCAAAAGTGTGGGATGGAATTAAGAGTGCAATAACCGGTACCATTAATGGTATAAAGACAGGCATATCTAATACATTAAATGCAATTAAAAGTGTATGGGATAAGATTTGGGGTGGCTTAAAAACCACTGTAACAAATATCTTTGATGCTATCTGGGGTGCAATAAAAGGTGTTATTAATAGCATCCTTGGTGGTATTGAGGGAATGGCAAACGGTGTCATTGGTGGAATTAATACGGTAATCGGAGCACTGAATAATCTTTCCTTTGATGTCCCGGACTGGGTTCCGGTTTTGGGTGGTAAAACATTTGGATTTAATATTACGGAATTGAGCAAGGTAAGTTTGCCAAGACTGGCTAATGGCGGTATTACAACCGGTGCTACACTGGCAGAAATCGGAGAAGCCGGAAGAGAAGCAGTCTTACCATTGGAGAACAATACCGGCTGGATGGATGAACTGGCAGGAAAGCTGGCTTCCAGAATGCCAACATATAACACACCGACAACACTTGTGATGGAAGTAGATGGTAAAGCATTTGCAAAATGTGAATTACCTTATTTTAATGCCGAATCACAGAGAATCGGTGTCAGATTAGTAACAGGATAAGGGGGATAATCAGGTATGGCAGTATATACACAAGGTCTTGTGATTGATGGAATTACATATGATATCCCCTTTGTAAAAATATCCCGGACAATGGACTTCCTGGAAAAATATGCAGAGAGGACAGAAGATGGAGATATCAAAATAGAGACCATTGGTCTTTATAAGAACTATGAAATATCAATTGGTACGATTGAAGATGCAAGCCTGTATGACAGTCTGATAGAGCATATTTCAGACTGTTCCAATCGTTTCCACCATGTATCCTTACCGGATGCATCAAAGCAGTTTGATTTCTACGGCTACTTTTCTTCCATTAAGGACGAGGTGGAGAAGGTTCTTGGCACAGGTGCACAGTATAAAGGGTTGTCTTGGAAAATGACATCTAAGAAACCATATAAGACAGCATAAGGAGGGATTACATTGAGGACAGGCTGTAAAGCAGAAATGAAATTTACTGATGTATCAGCATTAGAAGATGCAACTCCTTCCAGTTCAGAGAATAAATCCTTTGGACAATTAAGTAATCTGCAGGCAGAAAGAAAAGTACCGGAATACGGAACCTTGGAATTGAATCAGTTTGTACTTGATGGCAGCAGGCAGATTGTGGAATCCAATCCGGAGAATGTAGCTTTTTGGAGTGACGATATGTCCGGAGCAGATTGCAGCTTTGCAACTGCTCCGACACTTACCGTTATTTTTGAAAAGGCACATTCATCATCCGGTCTGACATTGTATTTTGGAATGGACTATCCAGAAGAGGTCGAGATTGAGTGGTATACACTGGGTGGAACAAAGTTATTAAGTGAAGTGTTTTACCCGGATGCACTTGTCTTTACCTGCAATTGTCCGGTACAGAATTATGGTAAGGTCATTATTAAAATAACTAAGACCAGGTATCCACAGTGTTATGCAAGATTGCAGTACATTCTATATGGACTATACATAGCATGGCAGGATGACTTAATCCAGTCTGGGAAAGTTACAGAGGAAGTGGATTTTACATCGGCATCCTTATCCATTAATGAAGCAGAGTTAGAGATTGTGGATGTCAACAATGATTTTGATATTGGCAATGAAAATGGAGCATGGAAATCGGTGCAGAAAACACAGCAGATTACATTAACGGAAATAAAGGACGGTAAAGAAATTCCGGCAGGTACATTCCATATAGATGATTTTTCTTTTAAAAAGAATATCGTGAATTTTAAGATGATTGATAAAATCGGCTTGATGGATAAGTATACCTATTACGATGGTGAAATTTACAAGTCCAGAAAAGCCGGAATAATATTGGAGAGTATATTTGCCAGTGCCGGAATAACAAAGTATTTCATTGAGGAAGAAGTATATAACACCCTCTTAGATGGATATTTGGAGATACAGACCTGTAGAGAAGCTTTGCAGATGGTTTGTTTTGCCTGTGGTGCCTTGGCAAGTGACAGCAGGAGTGATTCGGTAAAGGTCTATAAGCCGGATAGATATGTAAAGTATACTGTGGGACCAGACCGGAAGTTCAATGGAAATACATCTGTTTCATTGGATGGCTATGTTTCCGGTGTTTCAATAGAAAGAAGTGTTTATACATTAGAAGATAAGGATAGTGAGATTTACAATGACTATCTTCCGAAAGGATTAAATAGGATCACCTTTTCAGAACCGTATCAGATTGCGTCCATTACAGTAACCGGTGGAACTGCAAAGACCGTGAGAACGAATTATATTGAAGTTCAAATGAGCAAAGCAGGTACATGCACCATAACTGGAAAGAAATACGCTGATGCTAAAGTGGCATATCAGGAAAATGTGACTCACTTGGAAGCCGGGGAATCAGAATCTGTGAAATCATTTGGCACAATAACTTTGTATAACCTTAAGAATCTTCCGGATATTGCAAAGCGGTTATTAGATTATTATTCCCTACGAAAAAAGATTGATATGAAGTTTCTTTTGGATTTGGAAGAGGTTGGAAACTGGATAAATGTAACAGATACATCCGGAAATACTTCTACAACACTAATTGAAAGCCAGACGATTGATTTGACTGGTGGCTTTATAGCAACTGCAAGTTGCCGTGGATATTCTGTTGTGGTTACAGAAAATTATTACGCAGGCACAGAACTTTATGCCGGAGGGGGTGGAATTATCTAATGAAATTGAATTTGCTTAATCCATATCAGATTATTAAATCTTTGCAGGAAGAAAATAAGCAGGTAAAAGCAGAGAATGAGCAGCTAAAGAAAGAAATAGCTGACTTAAAGGAAAAAGAGGTGACGGAGTATGCTGCTTTGGATAGAAGCCGTGACAGACCGGTCTCAGAGTGATATTTACCGAGTTCTGGAATTACTGGAAAAGGGATGGAAGAATTTCACTGATTCAGAAAAAAGGGAATGGTATGCTGGTATGAAAGGTACTTTGAATACTTCGGATTTAATACGGATCCAGAATAACATTCAATTGTTGTCTGATGTGCTGGAACTGAATCTTACAGTAAGTGATGTGCCGGAGATACCTACAGTCACCTTGTTTGGTGAAATCAGAGAGAATACCGGAAAAATCAGAAGTGCTTACTG